CCTCAACCAGCACTGGAGTATTCAATATTTCAAACCACGGATTATCAACTGGCGACGCTCTAATGTATAAGTTAGATGCTCAAGGTGGATATTATAACGTTGCTGCTGGTAACTGGTCAGAATACACTAGTTCTTTCTTACCACAAACTCCATATGGAGGATTAAATCCAAATCAAATTTATTATGTTAACGTAATTGATCCAAGCACCTTTACACTTCATACCAACCCACCAGGAGCATTCGTTGGTGGAGCGGAATCTGCAGTTACTTATAGTAGTGCTGGTACTGGAACTAACCATCGTTTTGAGAAGTATGAAGGATTTGTATTTGATATGCAAGTTCTTGCCATCAATAATGATTCGGATATGATTGTTAGCGATCCATATCCTACTCGTCAGATCGTCATCAATCCACAAACAACATTAGTCACCGTAAACGGATTAGCTACTCCTGTTGTTTCAACTGAAAGAGGTGAAATTTATATTCCCAATCATGGTTTAAACACTGGTGTCAAAGTTTATTATTCTGCTGGTTTTGGTATTGGTAATGTTATTAGCGGTCTAACTGAAGGTGCTACTTACTACGTTATTAAGATTAATGATGATGTAATCCGTCTTGCTAACTCATTAAGTAATGCATTAACGTTCCAGTTCCTTCCTTTAGCATCAACTGGTCAAGGTTTCAGTCACTACTTAGTTGCTGCCACATATTGCTCAAGTTCTTATATTCGTTATCAAAATACTAGTGCTTTGGCAAATGATTCGCTCACTGGTGCTAATGCAAACCTATATGCTTCACAAACTTCTGCTAATATTCGTGATGGTGTTCTTCAAGCAATTCCATTCATTTATGAAACTCAGATGTTTGTAAGACCAGATTGCTTAAATCTACATAGATCATTTGACGGTGGTGTTGAGATTTCTGCAGCAAAAGCTCCTGGCGTTAATATTGTAAGACAAACCAGAAGATACTTCCGTTATCAATCAGGTAAAGGTCTTCAGTATTCAACTGGTATTAACTTTAGTCCTTCAATTGAGGTTGCTAACATTACACATGATGGAACGGCATATGCGACCGTTACTTGCAGAAAACCACATAAATTGTCAAGTTCTAATAAAATTATCGTGGAAAGCGTTTCGGTAACTTCGGGAACCAATGCTCCATATGTGACTCCTTCTAATGGTCAATTCTTCACAGTATATGATACTCTAGATGAATTCAAATTCCGTTATGCAACTAATGGTATTCCAAGTGATTTAAATCCTGCTGGATTCCCTGCTCTATTCCTTTATGAATGGTCAGATGCTTCAATCCGTGCTGGTATGTTTGATGATGCTAATGGCATGTTCTTTGAATATGATGGTCAAAATCTATATTGTGTAAGAAGAAATTCAACTTCTCAAATGGCAGGAACTATTTCTTGTGCATTTAAGAGTAATGCGATTACAGGAACAGGAACTAGGTTTACTAAGCAATTGGTAGTTGGTGACTCTGTTATAATTCGTGGTATGTCTTATAAAGTAACGGCAGTTGATTCTGATACTTCAATCCATATTTCTCCATCGTATAGAGGAACTACAAGAAGTAAAATTGTTATGTGTAAGGTTCGTGATCTAAAAGTTCCACAATCACAATGGAATATTGATAAGTGTGATGGTAATGGCGTAACTGGATTTAATCTCGATATTCACCGTCAGCAAATGGCATACATGGATTACTCCTGGTATGGCGCTGGTAAGGTTCGTTTTGGATTTAAAGATCAAAATGGTATCGTAACTTATGTCCATGAGTTTGTCCACAACAACCACGAAAATGAAGCGTATCTCCGCTCGGGTAACCTACCTGCTCGTTATGAAATTATAAATGGCGATAACCCAACCTATGCTCCATCACTCTATCACTGGGGTGCTTCGGTAATCATGGATGGTAAGTTTGAGGATGACAAGGCATACCTCTTCACGGTTGCTTCTGGTTCTTCTGGTTCTGATACAATTTCAATTCCACAAACACTTGCTGGAACTGCAGTTCCTATTCTCTCTATTCGTCTTGCTCCTTCTGTCGATAGTTCACTTGTTGGTCCTATTGGAGAAAGAGATTTAGTTAATAGAATGATTCTGAAGATGAATTCTTGTGGTCTTGTTGTCGGTAACACCAACAGCAAGCCTGCATCGGTTCGTCTCATTCTGAATGGTAACCTATCACAGTCTGCATACTTCACCAACTACGGTGCTCCTTCACTATGTCAAATCATCAAGCACACTGGTGCATCAGCTGATACAGTAACTGGTGGTATCGCAATCTTTGAATTCCGTGCCGCTGTAAACTCACCAGTCGCACAAGATCTTGGCGAACTTGTTGAAATGGGTAACAGTATTCTCGGTGGTGATTATGTATTCCCCAACGGTCCTGATATTCTTACTCTTGCCGTTGTTCCTACGGATACCGCAGCACCAACTACAGTTACTGCACGTCTCACCTGGACTGAATCACAAGCCTGATTCATTTTCCACATACTTTTTGGAGGGGGGCAACCCCCTCTTTTTTTTATAAATATCAATAGGAAACTATTATGGACTGGTAAATGTCAGCATCAAAACCAGCGACAAGAACAGAATTAAAAGATTATTGTTTGCGTCAACTTGGTGCTCCTGTTCTTGAAATCAATGTTGATAATCAACAATTAGAAGATAGAATAGATGAAGCATTACAATTTTTCCAAGAACGTCATTTTGACGGTATGGATAAAATGTATCTTAAACATACATTAACGCAAACAGAAGTCAATAGATTTAAAAGTAATAACATTACACATACCTCATCCGAAGGTGATGTATGGACTGAACGTGGTAATTATTTGGATCTTCCAGATCACATCATTGGCGTAGAAAAAGTATTTGGTGTAACCTCAAGTAGTATTCGTGGCGATCTTTTTGGTATTGAATATCAGATTTTCTTGAATGACTTATATGCATTTGGTTCAATTGATATTCTAAACTATTACATGGTTAAGTCATATATCGAGACACTTGATATGGTACTTAATACTGGTGCTCTGATTCGTTTCAGATTTACCAAGAGAGATGGTCGTCTTTATATTGACTACGATCCCCAGATGCTCACAAAAGATAAGATTCTAATCATTGAATGTTATCGAGCACTTGACCCAACAGACCTCACAAAGATTTGGAATGACTTTTGGTTGAAGCGTTATACCACTGCTCTCTTCAAGCGTCAGTGGGGACAAAACTTAATCAAATTCAATAACGTTCAATTGCCTGGCGGTGTATCTCTCAATGGTCGCCAGATCTATGAAGATGCTCTTAGAGAATTAGAAGATATTGAATCTAAGATGCTCACAGATTACGAACTACCACCACTTGATGCAATCGGATAATGGCAAAAAGTCAATACTTTCCTCAGTATGGGGGAAGAACATCGGAACAAACATTAGTACAAGATCTTGTAGACGAACAGATTAAGCTGTTTGGTCAGGATGTTTATTATGTTCCAAAAACAATGTTGATTGATTCAACTATAGATGATGTTATTCTTCAAAAATATGAAGATAGCGTTATGATAGAAATGATGTTAATTAATGTAGAAGGATTTGGTGGGTCCAGTTCTGTTGCAATGTCTAAATTTGGTCTCACTCTAAGTGATGAAATTACATACGCAGTGTCTAAAAGACGTTGGATTGATTATGTAGAAACTCAAATTGATACAAGAATTCCCAATGTACCAAATGAAGGTGATCTAATTTATGTTCCAATGACTAAAAATTTATATGAAATTAAATATGTAGAAAGAGAAGTTCCATTCTATCAGTTAGGAAAAAATTATATTTTTTCCATGACATGCGAACTCATTCAAAATGCAGATAATTATTTCGACACTGGTAATCCAGAAATCGACACACTTACTCAAGAAGCACATGTGTTCCCAGTATACATGAAAACTGGTGGTACTGGTGCATATGTGGTTGGAGAAGAAGTAAGACAAACCTACACACCTGTTGGTGGCACTCCTGTAATTACAAAAGCAACAGTTGCAGATTGGAGTCCAACTACTCGCAAGTTAAGATTGACATATATAAATGGTGTATTACAACCAAATTTACCTTTAGTGGGTCAAGATGGTGGTGCCTCGTGGGTAGTAGATAATTTCTCTACAATTGATTTTGATATCGATAATTACGATAACGACAGTAACAAATACTACGAGACAACCGCTGATCCTATTCTTGATTTTACAGAGAAGAATCCATTTGGTGAGTATGGAAATATGGGAGGTTCATTCTAATGTTAGGCAATCGTCATTATTATCACGAGATAATTAAAAAAAATGTAAAGGCATTTGGTACTCTTTTCAACAATATTCAAATTGAAAAGAAAGATCCAGAAACAGGTGCTGTAATTCGTCAAGAGAAAGTAGCTCTTGCTTACGGACCCAAGAGTAAGTTTCTTGCTCGTCTTGATCAAGATCCAAGCACTGAGCGTAAGGTTAGTATCACAATGCCACGTATCTCATTTGAGATGACTGACATTACATATGATGCTTCCCGAAAAACATCACCTATTCAAAAATATTTAAAAAAAGACGACAACAATAGTGTCAAGGTTCAGTACATGCCTGTGCCTTACAATCTTCGTTTTGAATTAGGAATTCTTTCAAGAAATCAAGATGATGCTCTACAGATTCTTGAACAGATTCTACCATACTTTCAACCATCTTTCAATGTCACCATCAATCTCATTCCAGAGATGGATGAGAAGAAAGATTTACCAATCATTTTAAATGGTATTTCATATGAAGATGACTACGAAGATGATATGTTGAGAAGAAGAAGTATTACATATACTCTGGATTTTATTTTAAAAACATATCTGTATGGTCCTGTAAGTGATGCAGCAATTATTCGTAAAGCTACAGTATACGAATCTCTTGGTGATTACAATGAGCATCGCAGAAATCTTAGAATTGATGTCACTCCACGAGCATTAACAGATCAAGATGGAGACAATGATGTTGATGTAAATGATGATGCATTGTTAATGCCCGATGATGACTTTGGTTTCAATGAAGGAATTACACTACTATGAACGAGTTTGAAAAGAACATGGAAGATATCTTTGATATCGATGTTGCTCCCATAGAAAAAACAACTGAAATGATTACTCAAGCAAATAGCGAAATTACAATTGACGCTACCAAAGATTATGAATACACCAGAGCAGAATTATACACCCTCATCAGCAAGGGTCAGGAAGCGGTTCAGGGAGCGTTAGAGGTAGCGCAAGAGAGTGGGCACCCCAGAGCGTATGAAGTCGCTGTGAACGCTATGAAGCAGGTCTCAGACATGACTGATAAACTTATAGATCTTCAAAAGAAAATGAAAGATCTTGAGAAGGTCGATAAAAAATCTGCTGCTATCAATGGAAATGTAACCAACAATATGTTCTTTGGTACTACTGCTGATCTTCAATTATTGCTGAAGAAAGGAAAAGTAGAGGAAGAATAAATAGAAAATAAACGGTAAATAACAATGAGAGTTAAACTTTTAGGAACGGCAGTAACACTCACTACAACCCCAAATGTTGTTGGAGCAACAGCAGTGGATGTTTTAATCGTTCACGATGCTGGCGGAAATGCTGGCAGAACTATCACTTTGTATGAAAATGATGGAACTACTGTAGTTGGTTCTTTCTTCAGCAATCCTGGCTCAGAGATTGTTATTCATAAAAAAGCAAATCAAAAACTTGCAGTCGATACTGGTACAGATGTAAGAGCTACACCTATTGGTTATTTCTCATGAAAAAGAAAGTTCCCGCAGAAAAAGAAATCGCCAAAAAACATGGCGTCTCTGTTGATACAATTATTCGCCAAGCAGAGATTGGTTCTACTGTGGAACGAGAGCATGTAACAACTCACGAAGAAGCATATGGTATTGCTCTTCAACACTTAGATGAGTTTCCCGACTATTATACGCACCTTCTTAAGATGGAAAAAGAACTAAAAGCACAACACAAAAAGAAGAGAACCTTTAAAGAAATGAGAGCAATCTGTGAGAATCACATTGCTGTTGCGATGGGCAAAGAAATTGATGACGAAGGTGGCATGGTAATGAGTCAACTTGATACTATTGAGGATTCGGTCAATCGTCTTCGCTTGGTAGTAAAAGACCCTAAGATGCAAATGCCTGGATGGGTACAATCTAAGATTACTTTAGCTTGTGACTACATTGATACTGCTGCTGACTACATGAGCAGCAAAAATGAAGAGTATGTTGCTGAGGGGGCTGCCTGGACAAAAAAGTCTGGTAAAAATTCAGAGGGTGGTCTGAACGAAAAAGGCAGAAAATCTTACGAGCGCGAGAATCCTGGAAGCGACCTTAAGGCACCTTCAAAGAAGGTTGGAAATCCCCGCAGGGCGTCATTCTGTGCAAGAATGAAAGGAATGAAGAAGAAGTTAACTTCTAAGAAGACTGCTAGAGACCCAGATTCTCGTATCAATAAAAGTTTAAGAGCTTGGAATTGCTAACATATTGTAGCTTGACAAACATCGCTTACCATATATAATAAGATTACCGTCTTATGGTAAGACTTATGGATACTAAAACCTGCCCCAAATGTGGGGCTTGCTGGATCGGTGGGCAGCATTACTGGTCTGGCACGAATAAGAAAGGTAACGAAACTCAACTCGCTAGCTTGGTGTGCGACAGAATGGGTGACGATACCTGCATCAACCCAGCGAGGGGAACAACCAAAGGAGATGGTTGGGAAAAACGATTAAATAGTATGGAAGATTTAGAGAAAGATTTGAGACGAGCAAATGAGTGATGCAGTATATCTTGGTAATCCTAATTTAAAAAAGGCAAATACTCCTTTATCATTTACCAAACAACAAATTGAAGAGTTTATTAAATGCAAAGATGATCCCGTATATTTTGCAAAAAATTATGTGAAGATCATTTCTCTTGACGAAGGATTAGTTCCTTTTGACATGTATGATTTCCAAGAACAACTCATCTCAAACTTTCACGAGAACAGATTTAATATTGCAAAACTGCCAAGACAGACAGGAAAATCCACAACAGTTATTTCCTATCTGTTGCACTATGCTGTCTTCAACGACAACATTAAGATTGCTATTCTAGCAAACAAAGCAGAAACGTCAAGGGAACTTCTGTCTCGTTTGCAGTTGGCATATGAAAATCTACCGAAGTGGATGCAGCAAGGTATTGTAGCATGGAACAAAGGATCTTTAGAGCTGGATAATGGTTCCAAGATTATAGCAGCATCCACCTCCTCCAGCGCAGTGCGAGGTAACTCGTTTAACATTATCTTCCTTGACGAATTTGCGTTCGTTCCTAACCACATGGCAGAGCAGTTCTTCAGCTCTGTGTATCCTA